CTTGAAGAAGTTGATTCAATGAAAGGTCAACTTGTAGAAAGAGTCGATGCATACCTTGAGTATGTTGCCGATGAATGGCTGCAAGAAAATGCTCTTATTGTAGAGCAAGGTCTCAAGACCGAGATGACCGAATCATTCCTACAAGGAATGAAAGGTCTTTTTGAAGATCATTATGTAACAATCCCTGACGATAAATATAATGTTCTTGAGAGTATGGTAGACAAATTAGATGATATGGAGACAAAACTCAACGAGCAAATTGAAAGAAATGTTGCTCTAAATCAAAGATTAGCAGAGTCGGTTGCCGATGTTATTTTTTCTGATATCACTGAGGGTTTAGCGACTTCTCAGAAAGATAAACTCGCTTCTCTTGCTGAAAATGTTGAGTTTGATAGTGAAGCAAACTATCGTGAGAAACTAGTAACTTTAAAGGAATCTTATTTCCCAAGAAACACTAGTGCTCAAAGAGATTATTCAGAGACATTATCTGAAGAAACAAATTACAATGAACCAGTTTCTGGTGTAATGGGATCGTATCTTCAGACTCTGAGCCGAGTTTCTAAAAAGTGATTTTTAAATCATAAATCAAACTAACAATTTCCAAAAGAGGTAAAACAAATGCAAATGTTCGATGGAGAACGTCTGCAGGAGAAGTGGGCACCACTACTTAATTATGAGGGTCTTGATTCAATCAAGGACTCACATCGCAGAATGGTAACCGCAGTCCTGTTAGAAAATCAAGAAAAGTTTTTAAGAGAGGAAAATCAATTCCTTTATGAAACACCAACAATGGCCGCAGGGTCTGGTGGTTTCAGTGGTTCTTCTACTGCAACCGGTCCTGTAGCAGGTTTCGACCCAGTTCTAATTAGCCTAATTCGTCGTTCTATGCCTAACTTGGTCGCTTATGACCTTGCTGGTGTACAACCAATGAATGGTCCTACTGGACTTATCTTCGCAATGCGTTCACGCTATACTAATCAGTCGGGATCTGAAGCACTCTTCAACGAAGCAGATACTTCATTCTCCGGTCAAGATTCCGGTTTTGATGTTACTTCAGGTTTCACTGATGGCGCAGCTGGTTTCGGTACTACTTCAAACCCAGCAGGAACCAATCCTGGTCTTTTGAATCCAGTTGGAACTGCTGCAACTAATACCTATGCTACTGGTCAAGCAATGGGTACTGCTTCTGCTGAAGCACTTGGAGATGCAGCTGGTAACCAGTTTAATGAGATGGCTTTCTCAATCGAGAAAGTTACTGTTACTGCAAAGTCACGCGCTCTGAAAGCCGAGTATTCACTTGAGCTTGCACAAGACCTCAAGGCAATTCACGGACTAAATGCTGAAGCGGAATTGGCAAACATTCTCTCCACTGAGATTCTTGCTGAAATTAACCGTGAAGTAATTCGTACCGTTTATAAAATTGCCGAGCAAGGTGCTGCTGTTAATACCGCTACTGCTGGTATTTTCGACCTCGATGTGGATTCAAACGGACGTTGGTCCGTTGAAAAGTTCAAAGGTCTTTTATTCCAAATCGAGCGCGATGCAAACGCAATCGCACAAAGAACTCGTAGAGGAAAGGGTAATATGATTCTCTGCTCTGCTGACGTTGCTTCGGCACTCACAATGGCAGGTGTTCTTGATTATACCCCAGCACTCAATGCAAACTTGAATGTTGATGATACCGGCAACACTTTTGCTGGTGTTCTTCAAGGCAAGTATCGTGTATATATTGACCCATATGCTGCTAACGTATCTGCTAATCAGTACTACGTTGTAGGATATAAAGGTTCTTCGCCTTATGATGCAGGACTCTTCTATTGTCCTTATGTGCCCCTCCAAATGGTTCGTGCCGTTGGTGAGAACACCTTCCAGCCAAAAATCGGGTTCAAGACTCGTTATGGTATGGTTGCTAATCCATTCGCTGAGGGTACTGCTCAGGGTTCTGGTCGTCTTCTTGCTAATGCAAACCGTTACTACCGTCGTGTGCGTGTAGACAATTTAATGTAAGTCTTTCTTACATATATTCAAGGGTCCCAATTGGGGCCCTTTTTTTTATCTAAATACAAATAAAAATGTCGCAATCACCTTGGGCAAAGCAAATATCAAATCGTAATTATCTATCTCCTGCTGGATTTAAATTTTCAATTACAAAAATACCAAAGGTTGATTTTTTTTCTAATTCTGCTCAAGTGCCTGGAATTAATCTTGGTGTTGCAATGCAACCAACATATCTTAAAGATATTCCGGTTCCAGGTGATAAATTAACTTATGATGATTTTTCTTTAGAATTTTTTGTAGATGAAAATTTAGAAAATTATCTTCAAGTACATAATTGGTTAAGAGGTCTTGGATATCCAAATAGTATTCAAGAATTTATAGATTTAAAAGCAGAAGATGAGTATTTTCCAAATACATCTGTAAAAAATTCATTTAATGAATATTCAGATGCAACATTAAAAATTTATAATAGCAACTTTAATCCAATTGTTGATATTCATTTTAAAGATATGTTTCCTGTAAGTTTATCTACGATTAAATTTGATTCAAAATCTACAGATATTAACTATGTTATAGCAGAGGTTAGTTTTAAGTATTCTATATATGACATAGTTGTTTTGTAGTTATGAATCTTGATGGAATACAATCATTATGGGAAGAAGATGCAAAGATAGATCCAGATAATTTACACACAGAATCCATTAAAATACCTTCACTTCACGCAAAATATTATAAGATTTATAATAATATTCTTCTTCTAAAAAAACTAGAAGAAAATAAATTTAAGATAATTAAAAAAAATAAATGGATGTATTTTTCAGGAAAAGCAGAACCAGAAGTTTATAGAGAACATCCATTTGATTATAAGGTATTAAGACAAGATATAGATAAGTATATGGATGCAGATGAAGAAATTTTAAAATCTATATCCAAAATAGAATATTACCAAACAATGTTAAATTATTTGGATAGTATTCTCAAAACAATATTAAATAGAACTTATCAAATCAAAAATAGTATCGAATTTCTCAAATTCACGGCAGGATATGACTGATATTATTATACAAAAGAAAAATGAAATATACCTAAAGATTGAAGCAGATCCGCATATACATCAAGAGTTGTTTGATCATTTTACCTTTGATGTACCTGGGGCAAAATTTATGCCTCAATATCGTAGCAAACATTGGGATGGAAAAATAAGACTCTACAGCAATCATACTGGAGAAATTTATGTTGGTCTTTTAGATAAAATATTATCTTGGGCAAAAAATGCTGAATATAATATTGAGTTTAAACATAATAAATTTTATGGAGATCCATTTGAAGAGAATGAGATGATTTCACACGAAGGTGTGACTGATTATATGAAAAAAATATCTAGACACGAACCAAGAGATTATCAAATTAATGCTGTTTATGATGCTTTAAAATACAATCGTAAGCTTTTGATTTCACCAACTGCTTCTGGTAAATCTTTAATGATATATTCTATTGTAAGATATTTTACAGATAAGAATAAAAAAATACTTGTAGTAGTTCCTACTACATCATTAGTAGAACAGATGTATAAGGACTTTGAAGATTATGGTTGGAATGCCGAAGATTATTGCCATAAAATTTATTCTGGAAAAGAAAAAGATACAAATAAAAACGTAATCATCACAACCTGGCAATCCGTTTATAATCTTCCTAGAAAATTCTTTGATGATTTTGGTGTAGTGATTGGCGATGAAGCACACCTATTCAAGTCAAAATCGCTTGTAGGGATTATGACGAAATTGGATAATACGAAGTATCGTTATGGATTTACAGGCACCTTAGATGGGTCACAAACGCATAAGTGGGTGCTTGAAGGATTGTTTGGCCCTTCTTATAAAGTCACACAAACAAAAGAACTGATTGATAAAGGCCATTTATCTAAACTAGATATTAAAGTTCTTCTTTTAAAACACGATCAACATAAATTTAATGAATATGAAGAAGAAATACAATATTTAATTACTCACGAAAAAAGAAATAACTTCATTAAAAATCTTGTTTTAGATTTAAATGGAAATAGTTTAGTTCTTTTTAATCGTGTAGAAAGTCACGGACAACCACTTTATGAACTTATAAATAATTCAGCATCAAAAGATAGAAAAGTATTTTTTGTCTATGGTGGGGTAGATGTAGAAGAAAGAGAAAAGGTAAGAGAAATTACTGAAAAAGAAAAAGACGCAATTATTGTTGCATCATATGGTACATTTTCTACTGGCATTAACATTAAAAATCTTCATAATGTAATCTTTGCTTCACCATCAAAATCAAGAATAAGAAATCTTCAAAGTATTGGAAGAGTTCTTCGTAAAGGAGATAACAAATCACAAGCAGTATTATATGATATTGCAGACGATTGTACTTATAAATCAAAAAAAAATTATACATTAAATCATTTGATTGAAAGAATTAAGATTTATAATGAAGAAAAATTCAATTACGAAATTATACAAATAGAATTTAAGGAAAAAAAGTAATGTACGAAGAAGAATTTTATGCAGCAATCAAGATGGTATCAGGTGAAGAAGTATTTTCTAAAGTATGTCCTTGTGAAGAAAAAGATAGAATTATTTTAATTCTTGATAATCCAGTTTTAATGGAAACTATCACAATCCGTCAGCTTGGAATGACAGCACTTAAAGTTATTCCTTGGATGAAACTTACTGATGATACAATGTTTATTGTAGAAATGAATAGAATAATCACAATGACAGAAGTAAATGATAGTTCTATTATTAAAGTATATCAAAAATATATTAGAGAAAGAAATAAAATATCTAGCAAATCACAACTAAGTTCAAATATGGGTTTCATTTCTTCAATTGCTGATGCTAGAGTATCCTTAGAAAAGCTTTATAAATCTAATAGTAAAACTTAGATACACCCATTCTTCAAAACCCACAGAGTTATTTTAGTTAGTTTGGGGAAAGTTGTCAAGTTCTTGATTGTTATGTTATAATAAGAACAAATCAAATTCAAAAATGAATAAAGTAAAGAAAAATCCACATTATGTAAATAATAAAGATTTTCACGATGCATTAGTTGCATACAATATGAGAATAGATGCTGCAAAAGAAAATGGAACACCACCACCAAGGATTTCAAATTATTTGGGTGAGTGTTTTTTAAAAATTGCTACTCACTTATCATATCGTCCCAACTTTGTAAATTATATGTTTCGTGAAGATATGATAAGTGATGGTGTTGAAAATTGCGTTCAATATATTGATAGATTTGATATAGAACGTACAAATCCATTTGCTTATTTTACGCAAATTGTTTATTATGCTTTTCTTCGTAGAATACAAAGAGAAAAAAGACAAATGGAAATCAAAGATAAGATTATTGAACGTAGTGGATTTGAAGAAGTATTTACATCTGATGTGGGTGGTATTAACTCGGATTATAATACAATTAAAGATAACGTACACATCAAACTTCACCAATGAAACTTGGTTTAATTACAGACACTCACTATAACTTCAAGAAAGCAAATAAATCATTTCATGATTATTTTGCGAAGTTCTATAATGATATTTTTTTTCCTAAACTAGAAGAACGAAATATCAAGGCAGTAGTCCATCTTGGTGATGCATTTGACAGTCGTAAGGGTGTGGATTATTGGGCATTAGAATGGGCACAGAAGAATGTATACAATCGTTTTCAGGAACTTGGTATTCTTGTTTATAATATCGTAGGTAATCACGATTGTTATCATAAAAATACTAATGATGTAAATGCAATAGATTTATTATTACAAGAATATGATAATGTAATACCAATTTCTGAACCAAAAGAATTTTGTATTGATGGTTTAGACACTTTAATGCTTCCTTGGATTTGTACGGATAATCGGGAAAAAACCGATCATCTATTGAAAATTACACAAGCAAAGGTTATATTTTCACATTTAGAATTATCTGGATTTGTAGCTTATCCTGGTCATATTATGAAAGAAGGAATGGATGCAAGCATATTTAAAAAATTTGATAGAGTGTATTCGGGGCATTATCATACCAAAAGTGATGATGGTAAAATATATTATCTCGGAAATCCATATCAAATGTTTTGGAATGATGTAGATGATACTAGAGGTTTTCATATTTTTGATACTGATACATATGAATTAGAGTATTTTAAAAATCCATATAATATGTTTGAGAGGGTATATTATGAAGATAATGATTATAAAAAATTTGATACCTCATATTTGGAAGAAAAAATCGTAAAAGTTGTTGTTCGTCAAAAATCAAATCAATTAAAATTCGATAAGTTTATTGATAAAATATTAAAAGCAAATCCACTTGATTTAAAAGTTGTTGAAATTATTGATGTTAATGATGGAGATGTGGATTGTGAAGAAATATCAGCAGAAGATACATTATCAATTTTGGATAAATACGTAGAAGAAGCAGAATTCAATTTAGACAAAATGATTGTAAAAAAATTACTCAGAGATGTATATAAAGAAGCATTAGAGATAGAATAATGTATATACTGGCAATTAAGGAAAATGAGGACGAAGGTGCTTATGCAGTAGTGGATGATGACGGCGAAAAGGCATTATATATCTTCGAAGATGAAGATGATGCCAAACGTTATGCCGGATTGCTAGAAGCAGAAGATTATCCTATAATGTCAGTGGTTGAAGTAGAAGATGAAGTTGCGATACGTACTTGTGAAATGTATGGATATCACTATGTTATAATTAATTCAAATGAAATTGTAATACCCCCAAGACAAAATGATCTTATTCAAACGAATAGCTTATCGTAATTTTTTATCATCAGGAAATAATTTAACTGAAATAAATCTTACGGGAGAAACTACTACATTAATTATTGGCCATAATGGTTCTGGCAAAAGTACAATGCTTGATGCTTTGTGCTTTAGTTTATTCAATAAAGCATTTCGTAAAATTAATAAAAACCAACTAATTAATTCTACAAATGAAAAAGAATGTTTGGTTGAGGTTGAGTTTAGTATTGGAAATAAAGAATATAAAATCATAAGAGGAATTAAACCAAATATTTTTGAAATTTGGATAAATGGAGAATTGCAAAATCAAGTAGCAGCATCAATAGACCAACAAAAGCATCTTGAAGATATAATACTAAAACTTAATTATAAATCATTTACACAAATCGTAATTCTTGGTAGTGCTTCTTTTGTTCCTTTTATGCAACTTTCTACGGCTAATCGTCGTGAGGTTGTAGAGGATTTATTAGATATTAAAATATTTTCTGCGATGAATTCTATTCTTAAAGAAAAGATAAGAAGTTCAAATGAAAAAATTAAAGAATTTGATATATTCGAAAAATCAATTCAAGAAAAAATTCTAATGCAAACAGAATTTATTGAAGAGTTGGAAAAAAGAGGAAATGATAAAATAATTGCTAATCAAGAAAAGATCGTCAATTTATTAAATGAAGTTGGAGTTTATATTCGTCAAAATTCTTTTCTCGAAGAAGATGTATTTAAATATATTAAAGAACAAGAAGAAGTTTCTGGTGCAACTGATAGATTAAAAAAACTTGATAATTTAAAAGGAAAACTATCAGAAAAGGTATCTGTAATTACAGAAGAGCATAAATTTTTTAATGAAAATACGGTTTGCCCAACTTGTACACAAACAATTGACGAAGTATTTCGTGTAAATAAAATTACAGACGTTCAAAATAAAGCAAAAGAATTACAAACAGGTTATCAAGACCTTGAATGTACTATCAAAAACGAAGAAGAACGAGAACGTCAATTTATTATTCTTTCTAAGGAGATTGCAAAATTAAACAATGAGATTTCTCAAAACAATACTCGAATATCATTTAACCAAAAACAAACACAAGAACTTGAATATGAAATTCAAACAATTACCGAACAATTTAAAAATAGAAATACTGAACAACAAAAATTAGAAAAACTCGAAAAACAACAAGTTGATAATTTCAAAAAGAAATCAAAGTATAAAGAAACGATTAATTATTTTGATTTCGCGCAAATACTAATGAAAGATGGAGGGGTTAAAACTAAAATTATTCAAAAGTATCTTCCTTTAATGAATAAGCAAATCAATAAGTATTTGCAAATAATGGATTTTTATATTAACTTTACACTTGATGAAGAGTTTAAAGAAAATATCAAATCTCCAATACACGAAGATTTTACTTATGAAAGTTTTAGTGAAGGTGAAAAGATGAGAATTAATTTGTCTATTCTTTTCACTTGGAGAGAAATTGCAAGAATGAAAAATTCAATTAATACCAATTTACTAATTTTAGATGAAGTTTTTGATAGTTCTTTGGATAATATGGGAACAGATTATTTTACTAAAATCATTAAGCATATAATTAAAGATGCAAATGTATTTGTAATTTCACATAAAACAGATGAACTAATTGATAAGTTTGATAAAATTATTAGGTTTGAAAAAATTAAAGGATTTTCCAAGATTGTACCTTGACTTTTTGAGATAAATTTGATAGAGTATAAAGAGTAAACCTTGAAAAAATTATGTCAGAGATGCCAGACAAAAAAGAAAACTTTGAAACTGATTATGAAAGTCTTCTTCCAGAAGGTTATTCAGCAGTCGCAGCTGGATCTTCTATTACTGGAAGCCATCTTCTTGGTGGTATGGGAGAAGATCATATTTCCTTTAATTATAATAACTACTGGGAAGATGATGGTTTTAGTATGACTGGAAATCCATATGCATCGCCAGATGTTCTTTCTTTAAATTCCCACACTGTTCCCACTTCTTATGAGGTAAAACCACCAATAAACTCAGATCACTTCTGGAAGTTTGGTGAAGGAAAGACACTCAAAGTAGTAGAAGACTATATTAAAGGAACATATAATGGTCACTATGCCTCTGATAAGTCAAAGGTTCAAGTTCTGGATATGATTGATGCGATTGATGATGGAGTTCCTTTCTGTCGTGATAATCTCATTAAGTATTCTTCTCGTTTTGGTAAGAAGGATGGAATGTCAAAACTTGATGCCCTGAAGATTATACACTATGGTGTTCTTCTATATCATTTTGCCGGATTTAATAATGAAAATGCGAAATCAAACTATGAAACTTTCTAATGAAACCCTGACTGTTCTTAAAAACTTTGCCGGAATTAATCAATCAATTCTCGTAAGAAAGGGCAATAAACTTCGCACAATGTCTGTAATGAAAACAGTTCTTGCCGAAGCTGTTGTGAATGAAGAATTTGAAAAGGAATTTGCTATTTATGATCTAAATCAATTTCTGAATGGTGTTTCTTTGCACGAAGATCCAGAGCTTGATTTTCAGAATGACGCATACGTTGTTATTCGTGAAGGAAAAAGACGTGTAAAATATTTCTTTGCTGATCCTCAGGTGATTGTATCTCCTCCAGAAAAGGAAATTTCTTTACCATCACAGGATGTATGTTTTCAATTGGAACATTCCCAGTACGATAAAATCAAGAAAGCAGCAGCAGTTTATCAATTAGAAGACCTTTCTGTAATTGGTGAGGCAGGCGTTATTCGTTTAGTTGTTCGTGATAAACGAAATGCTACTTCGAATGAATATTCAATTTTAGTTGGAGAGACTGATAAAGAATTTACTTTTAACTTTAAAGTAGAAAACTTAAAGATTATTCCTGCATCTTATGATGTTGTGCTTTCTTCTAAACTTTTATCAAAATTTACAAACGAAAGATATAATTTGAACTATTATATTCCTATGGAACCTGATTCTACATTTGAATGAATATCTTCGCCACATCTCCATTTCCTGCCGAAAGTGCCACTTGTCTTCCAGACAAACACATAGTCAAAATGCCCTTAGAGACATGCCAAATGCTCTCTATCGTGGCATCAGAAAAATGGGGGCACGGATATGGAACTCTCCCAAAGATGGATGGAACTCCCTACAAGACAGAGAAGGGTGCCTTCCGTAATCATCCTTGTACTTTATGGGCAGCAAAAACAATCGATAATGCCTACTGGTTAATCAAGTGGGGAATGAACTTGTGTGATGAATATACTTTACGATATAATAAAATACATTCGTGCTACAATACCTTATTACAAGCATACTATTTGTTTCCAAAAGGTAAGATTGGAGAAGTGACTCCATTTGCTCGTGCTATGCCCGAAGAATGGAAATATAACGACAGTATTGATACCTTTACTGCTTATAAAATGTATGTTGCATCTAAACCTTGGGTGAAGGATAACTACCTTCGCCTACCTGATAGAAAACCTTCTTGGGTAAATTAAATTATGAATAATGACTTCTTGTGGGTGGAAAAATACGCTCCGAAGAAAATTGAAGATTGCATTCTTCCTGAAGGTATTAAAAAAACATTTCAGGATTTTGTAAATCAAGGACAAATACCAAATCTGTTACTTGCCGGACCTCCTGGGGTTGGTAAGACAACAGTCGCAAAAGCACTTTGTAATGAATTAGGAGTTGATTTTTATGTCATTAATGGATCTGATGAGGGAAGATTTCTCGACACAGTACGGAACCAGGCAAAGAACTTTGCTTCGACCGTTTCACTTCAAGCAACTGGCAAACACAAAGTTATCATCATTG